ATTGGTGCTATTGGCAATGCTATGAGAAAGTCCACTCCGCAACAACCTATGAACACAGGCAAGTTATTCTTTCCTAGTGGCGGCGATGGTGGATATAAAAAGCGTTTAGCCGCTGAGAAGAAAGCAGAAGCAGCGGCAGCAGCTCGCGCCAAGAAATTACAAGCAATGGCAAAAGTTTCTGAGAAAGCACAAAAGGATTCTCTTAAACTTGCCAAGGCTAAGGCAATTTTTGATCTAAAGCAGATCCAGATCGAAGCAGCACTTAAAGGCGAGATTTCCAAAGAAGATGAAATTCGCCTAAAGCTCATGAAAGCTATTGAAGAAGAAAACATAACCAATGTCGAGAAGTATCAGAAAGCTTTAACTGCGGCGCAGGAAAAGTCAAAAGCACTTGCTGAACTTTTGACCACTATTAAACTTATGGAACTGAAAGATCCTTTTAGTCTCTGGAAGGTCGATCCTCTTACTGCTTCAATCAATGATTTAACCAAGTCGATGTTCGCTGTGCAGACACAGATTCAGGCTAATGGTCGCGAGTGGTCATCTTTTACTTCTGCTGTTGCTTCCACAACATTAAAAGGCAATATGGGCGAATGGAACTCATCTTTTGCCGCTGATTCAGCTGCTAACAAAGCAGCAATGGAAGCAGCATTAGCGGCAGCAAAGGCTAATGCAGAAGCAATCGCAGCGGCTAACAAAGCAGCACAAGAGGGTTTTGGCGCACAGACTAAAGCAGCTCAAGAAGCTGCTGCTGCACAGATTAAGGCTCAACAAGAAGCTGCTGCGGCACAAATAGCAACAATCACAGCAGGATCAGCAGAACAAAAAGCAGCCTTAGAAGCGCAACTAAAAGCACAATCAGAAGCACTAGCCGCTCAAGCAAAAGCACAGATGGAAGCCTTGCAAAAACGTTTAGCAGATGAAGCAGCAGCTTACAAAGAAGCGGCAGAAGCAGCGGCGGCGGCGGCAGAAGCAGCGTTGCTGACAGGTGCTAATGATTACACTACAGCAGCCTTGGCTAAGATTGCTTCCGAAGCAGCAGCACAGGCAGCAGCAACACGGGCAGCAGAAGCAGCAGCTGCTCAAGCAGCTGGATCAACTTCAACAGGCGGCACAACAAAGATTGAAGTTACAGTTACAGGCGATCCTTTTACAGATCCCAATGCTGTAGCTGAAAAGGTAGTAGAGATTATTAGAAGTGCTAGCAACCGCGGTACTGTGGACGTTCTAGGGTTTGAGTAATGACTTGGCTACCCGAATGGCGTGTAACTGTTGGCGATGATGTCTATACGACTGTAACGGCTGTATCTTTCTCGGCTGGTCGGCTGGACATTGACAAGCAATGCACAGCAGGTTATTGTCAAGTAGACATCATTAACACAGATGGCTCACCATTTACCATCGATGTCACAGACACCATTACCTTAGAGCTTAAGAATAGTGCTGGGACTTATGTAACTGTATATGGCGGCGAGGTTTCAGACTTCTCTGTTGGAGTGCGTAGCCCAGAGGAAACAGGCTTCATCACTTACGGCAGGATCTTAGGCGTAGGATACCTAGCCAAGCTCACTAAGTCTGTGTATAACACAGCCCTTGCAGAAGGTTTAGATGGCGCACAGATTGCAGCCATCGTAGACAATGTCCTCAACCTAACTTGGGCTGAGGTTACTCCCACACTTACATGGGACACATACCCAGCAACTACTACATGGGCAGATGCCGAGTCTTATATTGGAGACATCGACTCAGGCTTTTACACCATGATCAACCTAGCTGCATCGGCTACGGCTAAGAGCAACAGCCTTACAGATCAGATCGCTAACAGCGCGCTCGGTCAGATGCATGAAGAAAAGAATGGCTTGGTTTCCTATGATGATGCAGATCATCGCAGCAATTATCTAATAGCCAATGGCTTTACTAACCTCAATGCCGGTTATGCAAACCCTAATACTATTCGCTCAACGACTCAAACTAACCGCATCCGCAACAGTCTGATTTACAAATACGCGGCAGGATACGCTTCTACCTATAGCACATCTGACACGACCTCTGTGGCTACCTACGGGCTTTATGAGCGATCCTTTGAGTCAAACATTAAGACTCTTACTGACATTACTACAATCGGCTCTAGAGAGTTAAACCTGCGAAAGAATCCTAGAGGCTCTCTGGAAGCGATTACCTTCCGCCTAGACAATCCAGACTTGCCATCGGCAGATCTCGACACTCTTATCAACATCTTTTTCGGTCAGCCTGTCTTAATCACTAACCTGCCAAGCAACATGCTAGGCGGTCAGTTCGATGGCTTTGTGGAGAACATAGCCGTAAGAGCTACTCCATCATCTGTAGACATGACCCTCTACATCTCAGCTACAGACTTCTCACTCTCTACTACTCAATGGGAAACAGTATTGCCAGCCTCACTCATCTGGACTGGCGTAAATGCTACACTTACATGGACTAACGCGACTGGAGCACTAACCTAATGGCAACTACTACACCTAACTTCGGTTGGACTGTTCCGACCTCATCTGACTTAGTAAAAGATGGTGCAACTGCCATCGAGACACTAGGAGACTCTGTCGATGCATCTTTTGCTGGAATGGTGGTAAATGCTCAGACTGGCACTACCTACACAGCAGTCAAGGCAGATGGACTTAACGCTATTGTTACGATGGATAACGCCTCAGCTAATACTTTCCGCATTCCAACAGATGCGACTTATAACTTTCCAATCGGCACTACTCTTTTGGTCTATATGAAGGGCGCAGGCGTTACCACTATTAACGCTGTGACTTCTGGTACTACTACGATCAACAGCGCAGGTGCAACAGCAGCCGCTCCAGTCCTAGCTCGTTACAAATCGGCAGCTTGTATCAAGGTTGCTGCTAACTCTTGGATTGTGGTGGGTGCGATTGCATAATGCTTAATTCACTTATTGGAATTATTGCTTCAAGTGGTGGTGGTGTAACTGTTACAGGTGGCACACTTTATACTTCGGGCGGTTTTAATTATCGAGTGTTCACATCTTCTGGAACTTTAGGAGTTACGGGTGGCACATTAACAGCTGACATTTTGGTTATTGCAGGTGGCGGCGGTTCGCGTGATTTCCAAGGCGGTGGCGGCGGTGCTGGAGGTTTATTAGATTTTACTTCACAAGCATTAACAGCAGCAAATTATACGGTGACTATTGGTGCTGGTGGTGCTGTAAATTCCAATGGAGTAGATTCACAATTTGGTGCATTAACATTGGTTAAAGGTGGAGGTTGTGGAGGCGGCGTCCAAACTGGACCAACAAACTTCCCAGATGGTTCCAATGGCGGCTCTGGCGGTGGCGGAGGTGGAGGTGTCGCTCCAACTCAAAACGGCGGAACTGCAACATCGGGACAAGGTTCTAATGGCGGTGCTGGAAATAACTCATCTCCAAACTTTGGCGGCGGTGGCGGCGGTGGCAAAGGGGCTACTGGCGCAGCTGGAACATCTTCGGCTGGTGGTGCTGGTGGTATTGGCTCATCAAGTTTTTCATCTTGGGGTTCTGCCACAGGAATGGGACAAAACTCTGGTGGCACTTATTACTTTGCTGGAGGCGGTACAGCTGGAAGTTTTGCAGGTTCTTGGAGTACGGCAGGAGGACTTGGTGGTGGAGGTGCTGGTGGAACTAGCGCAGCAGCAGGAACAGCAAACACGGGTGGCGGCGGTGGCTGTGGAATCGGATCTTCAGGAGTTTTAGGTAAAGCTGGGGGTTCAGGAATTGTAATCGTGAGGTATGCCGCATGAGTCATTGGGCAGAAATCGATGAAAACTCTAAAGTAATTCGTGTACTTGTTGGCGATAACAATGATCCAGCAGGTGATGAAGGCTATCAATGGCTTATAGATAATCTTGGCGGCACATGGATCAAGACAAGCTATAACAGCACTATTCGTTATAACTATGCTGGCATTGGTTACACATACGATCCGATTGATGACGCTTTTATTGCTCCAATGCCTGAGTGTGGACATGATGAATTGTTATTGAATAACTTAAAGCGATGGGAATGTTCTAATGTCGAACATCAAGCCCAAGTTATCTAAAGCTGCTATCCAACTAAGAGAGCAGATCGATGACTCATTCCCAGATCGTGACAGGCTATCGGATGGCTGGATCGGTGATACCAGACACGCTGCTCGCAAGTCTGATCATAATCCAGATGAGCAAGGCTGGGTTCGTGCCATTGATGTCGACCGTGACCTGTTCAAGTCAAGCAAGCCAGACATCATGGGCGATCTTGCAGATCAGCTTCGTACCTTATCAAAGTCAAAAGCAGACAAACGTATTAGTTACATCATTTTCGATGGACGAATTTGCTCCAGCATCCTTAACTGGAAGTGGCGCAAGTACACAGGGGCTAACAAACACGTTAAGCACATGCATGTCTCGTTTAAGAAAACGGCTGACAATGATGGTGCTTTTTTTCAAGTATCTATGTTAGGTGGAGAATAATGAAGATCAAGCATCCTGTATATCTAGCAGCTGGAGCATTCCTAGCAGCGTGGGCATCATCAAACTTTGAAGCAGATTACCGCGCAATCCTATGGGCTGTGCTATCAGGTGTATTCGGATATGCGAGCCCTAAAAAGTGACACAGACAGATTTCTTTCAGCTCTATATCGCCACCATCGTAGCCCTTGGTGGTTTGTCAGGCTTTGTCATTACTCATTTACTGACAGAGATTAAGCGACTCCATGCGCGTGTCGATGAGATCTATAACATCCTTCTAGAGCGATAATTTTCTCATGGCAAGAAAAGCAACTAAGGCACTTGAGGAACAAGGTTACTCAAAGCTAGATGCTTACTGCATTGGGCTTTATGAATACTTCTGCTCTCTAAAGCGTGCAGGGTTTGCAGAGGATGTAGCGATGTTCATGATCACAGAGCCTCAAGCGTATCCACATTGGATCTTGCCAGATCCTATTGAGCCAGAGCGTTATGGCGATTACGAAGATGATGAGGATGACGATTAAGCGAATAGTCGTAGTCTCGGACTTACAAGTCCCTTACCATGACAGGGTTGCAACCCGTAACCTTGCAAGCTTCATCTCTAAGTTTAAGCCAGATCAAGTCGTGACTATTGGCGATGAGATCGATCTTCCACAAATTAGCAAGTGGGAAGAAGGGCGCATGGGCAGTTATGCTCAGACCCTAGATGATGACCGCAATGAGGCTGTGCAGCTTCTCTGGGACTTAGGCGTTACAGACTGCATCCGTAGCAATCACACAGATCGCCTCTATAACATCATTATGGCCAAAGTCCCTGCTTTCGGGGCATTACCAGAGTTGCGCTTTGAAAAGTTTATGAAGTTCGATGAGTTAGGTATTACGTTCCACAAAAACCCTATGCCTATTGCACCTAACTGGATTGCAGTACATGGAGATCACACACCCATCAAGCCACAAGGGGGCTTATCAGCCCTAGAAGCAGCCCGTAGGCATGGAAAGAATGTCATCTCAGGACATACTCACAGAGCAGGGCGTTCAGCCTTCTCAGAGGCCTCTGGAGGCCGTATAGGGCGTGTCCTACATGGTGTCGAGGTAGGCAATCTTATGGACTTTAAGCAAGCTGCATACACGAAGGGTGTAGCTAACTGGCAACAGGCGTTCGCCATTATCTATGTGAACAAGGCGAAAGTCCAGGTAGATCTAATTAACATTGAGAAGGACGGCACATTCATCGTGTCTGGAAAGTCCTACGGCAGACCTAGATAATCGTTATCGTTTCGTTACACAAATGTGCTTGATTAGTCGGACAGTTCTGTCACACTAATTCTGTAGCCAATCAAGGGCATTGGCACAGATAGGAAATACAATGAGCTTTGAGATGCCAATGATTATCTTGCTTCTACTAGCTAATGCTTTGTGGTACTTAGTTGGATGGGCTAAAGGTTTTAACGAAGGCAAGCGTGAAGGCTTGATTGTTGCTAAGTCATTTCAGCGAGTGACAACAGATGCGCGCTAATGAAATCCTACTCACAGCAACCGATACGATCCGTGAGCGTGGGCTATCATACGGCCACCCTGCGGATAACCTGCAACACACCGCAATGCTTCTCTCAGCATACCTACAGACACCAATACACGACTATCAAGTGGCAGGGATCATGGTCCTTGTTAAACTTGCAAGGACTAATCAATCAGCGCAGCACATCGACAACTGGGTCGATCTATGCAGCTATGGCGCACTCGCTGGACAACTAGCAACCGAGGAGAATGAGCTTTATGTTTAACCTAGCCGATTACGAGCCTGTGGAGGTACGACTTGAAAAGTTTATTAAGGACTATCCAGCGTTTCGGATATCAACTGAGTTGGAAGTTGTCGAGGCAACTCGATACATTGTTAAAGCTTATCTGTACAAAGATTCAGCAGATTCTGTCGCGTGGGCAACAGGGTACGCTGAGGAGACAGTTACTAGCCGAGGTGTTAATCAGACTAGTGCATTGGAGAATTGC